CGTCTGCACAAGATTCAGATGAAGCAGGTCTGCGCCCTGGCCCAAATACAACAGCCCCAAGTCAGCAGATGGCTGTCTGGGGCTGTTAATCCTCTGTGGTGTTCAGTCAATCAGATGGAGGCGGCTCTGTTTGCGCTGATAGAACAACAGGGACAGCAAGCCCCTGCCGCAGCAGATGCCGAAGCAACGCAGCCTTAGACATACCCAAGGCGTGCGCTGTGGCCTCCAGCTTGTCGAACAGGTCACGCTCGACATGGGCCGCAATGAAGACCTTACCAGTCATCGCCAGCCACATCAGCAGGTGCAGCAGCCGGTGCTGACCCACGGGTGATGCCAAAGTCAGCCGCAGCCGATGGCTTGGCGCCACCCAAAGGCTCACCCTTGCGCACCAGCAAGATGTTGTTCAGGCCGAACGACACACCATTGTTGCCTGCCTGGCTGTACGCATAGGCATTGAGACTGGCGCGGATGTAATCGCCACTCACGATGTCATCAGACCCGATCAGGTCATTGCCATGCGTGTCGATTGCTCCAGGCTTGCTGGTGGACTTCACGTTGCAAAAGAAGTGGCCTGCATATTCGCGGCCCAATGGGCTGCCATCGGTCTTGGTTTCGGTGTCGCCATCACGCAGCGGGTTGCGTACGTTCTTGGGAATCTTGTCGCCAAACTTGGCTGCCAGTGCCTCTTTGGCCGCAGCCTTCATGGCGCTCAAGGTGGCCGTGTCGGTCTTGGGAATCAGAATCTGGGTGCTGAATTCGTCCTTGCCATTCATCTCATTCTTGCGTGCCTGCAAGGCCGAGAAATAAGAGGTGCGAACCTCGCCAGTTGTCACACGTGTTGTCATGATCGTTTCCTTTGGTTTGATCGTTTACAGCCCTGTCAAAGCGACAGAGCAGTTGCACTTTAGCACAAACAAAGTGCTTGTGTAAAAGATTTTTACAGCGCACAATGTGGGTTCATTTCAACCGCTGAACCGAGGAAAACGATGCGAGTTTTAATTGCCTGCGAATACAGTGGCCGAGTGCGTGATGCATTTTTGGCTGCTGGCCATGACGCCATGTCATGTGATCTATTGCCCACCGATTCACCGGGTCCACACTATCAAGGTGATGTGTTTGACATCACCGGTGATGGCTGGGACTTGATGGTGGCCCACCCCCCATGCACTTACCTGTCTGTCAGTGGCATGCACTGGACCAGCAGAGGGCTGCGTGATCCGCAATTGACGGAGGACGCGCTGGCATTTGTGCAGCGCCTGATGGATGCGCCGATTGAGCGCATTGCCATTGAAAACCCCATCAGCGTCATCAGCAGCCGCATCCGCAAGCCAGATCAGATCATCCAGCCATGGTGGTTTGGCCATGACGCCAGCAAGAAGACCTGCCTGTGGCTCAAAAATCTGCCGCTGTTGCAGCCAACAGACATGCTGCCCGGTGATGCCAAGACGCGCCGCGCCAACCAAACTGCCAGCGGCCAGAACAAACTGCCACCGTCCAAAGACCGCTGGAAGATTCGCAGCGAAACCTATGCAGGCATTGCCAACGCCATGGCTGCGCAGTGGGGTGCAGCATGAAGCTATACCCGCACCAAGAACAATCCAAGCAGTTCCTGCTGGATCAAAAGAGGGCCATCCTGGCCGATCAACCTCGCGTGGGAAAAACTTTAGCCACGGCAGCAGCAGCCCTTGAACATCTCCCCGCCCTGATCGTCTGCCCGGCCATCGCCAAGACCGTTTGGGAGGCCGCATTCAACAAGCTGTCAGACGCCACTGTGCGTGTGGTCAATGGTAAGAATGACGCCATGAAGACCACCCAGCACCAGGTGGTGGTCATCAACTATGACCTGCTGCAATACTTCAACAATGCCGGTTACCGCACGCTGGTGCTGGACGAGTGCCACCGCATCAAGAACCCGATGGCCGCACGCACCAAGGCTGCCATGCTGCTGATGAAGCAGATTGAGCGTGTGTATGCGCTCAGTGGCACGCCCATCCCCAACAGGCCCATTGAACTCTGGCCAATCCTTCACGGCCTGAACATCTACCGTGGCGGCTGGTACGACTTTGCAGCCCGGTACGCCAAAATGTGGAAAGCGCCCTGGGGCTTGGATGTCTCAGGCTCGAGCAACATTCCAGAACTCAAGGCCATGATGAAGCCCCATGTCATGCGCAGAAAAAAAGAGGATGTGTTCAAGGACTACCAAGCGCCGCAGGTGTCGCTGATCACGTTTGATCTGCCCAACAACAAGCGTGAGCAAGAGTTTGATGCCGATGCCCTGGTGGCCAACCCCAACGCCCTGCTGGCGTTTGAAGGCTTGGCCGAGATCATGCGCGAGGCAGGCATGCGCAAGGTCGGCATGGCCGCTGAATTCATCGACGACCTGCTCAACGCTGGTGAGCCTGTCGTCGTCTTTGCCCACCACAAGGATGTGGTGGCCGAACTGTGCACAGCCCTCAAGGCCCACAAGCCCGTCACAGTGGTGGGCGACACCCCACGCGCACAGCGTGACAAGGCCATCGAAGCCTTCCAAGCTGGCAAAGCCAAGTGCATCGTTGGCAACATCGCGGCCATGAGTGAAGGTGTGGACCTGAGTGCCGCAGACACCATCGTCTTTGTTGAATGCACATGGTCCACCTCTGCGCTGGAGCAGGCCAGCAGCCGGGTGGAGAACATCGCCAAGAGCAGCGTAAAGCCGCTGATCTACATCCTGACGATCAGGGCATCGCTGGATCACACCGTGCTGGCCAAGATACTGGCCAAGCAGAACATCATCAACCAGATTATTTAAGGAGCAACCATGCAACACACTGAACGCAAACACGCCCGTTTGTCGGCCTCTAGGGCTGAAAGATTCATGACCTGCCCCGGCTCTGTGCGCCTTGAGAACCAAATGCCTTACGAGCCAGCAGGCGAGGCCGCCGCCATCGGCACGCACATCCATGAGTTGTCCGAAAAACTCCTCAGAGGTGAAGAACTCGACAGCCCTGACCTCGACCCCGACCACATCGCCATGGCGCAGGAGTACGCAGCATTCGTCAACACGCTGGTCGAGAACCCCCGCAAGCGCATGATTGAGGTCAACGTGGACGCTGGCCTCAAGTCCCTGCATCAAGCCCTTGGCGGCACGGCTGATGCTGTGCTGGTCGATGGCAACCACCTCCATGTCATCGACCTCAAGACTGGCCGTGTGCTGGTCGAGGCCGAGAACAACAAGCAACTGATGACCTATGCCCTTGGTGTGATGCGGCAGTTCAACGCTCCTGTGGACATCACCTGCACCATGCACATCTTCCAGCCCCGCGCTGGCCACTCAAAGTGGACCGTCAGTGGCGCTGATCTGGTCAATCATGGCCACGCTTTGGTCAATGCGGCCAATTTGGCACTCAGCCCAGACGCACCCACCAACCCATCACCCGATGCCTGCAAATACTGCAAGGCCAAGACCATCTGCCCGTCCATGCGCCAGAAGGTCCAAGACAACGCACGCAAGGATTTCGCCACCAACACCAAGATCACCCCCGACATGCTGGACTTGGCGCACCTGGCTGCCGAGTGGTCGGAAGCTGTCATCACCGCTGCCAAGAAGCAATTAACAGACGGTGAAACAATCAGTGGATGGAATCTCAAGCCGGGCCGCAAGACCCGTTTTTGGAAGTCAGAGGAACTGGCCGCAGCCGCCTTGAAGGACCACCCAAAGGCGTTCAGCCTGAAGTCTCCAGCAGCCATTGCCGACCTGAAGATTGAGGTGTCCGAAGACCTGATCGGGGTCAAGCATGCGGCTGCATCGCTGGCCAAGGACAAGGCAAAAAAGCCCCAAGACTAGAATCCATCCCTACCAAAAGAAAACCCCCGCATGACGCGAATCATGCGGGGGAGAGAAGTCCCACTTTCAAGGAGTTTCCAGTGTCAATTTTAACGCTGTGCTACAGTTGATGCATCGCTTGGCAGCGATTTTTATGCAACAGGCCCAGGCCAACCCTTCTGCACGAGTTGCATCGTGTCTGCCAACTGGCTCACGCCAGAGGAGGGTTGACCTGGGTTTTTTTATGGACCCGAACATCATGAAGACAGTTCATCACATTGACCCGAAGCCCGGCGACACGTTTTCCTTTAATTGCCCGGTGTGTGGCTGCGCACATATGCAGCAAGACAAGAATTGCGACCATTACTGGTTTTGTCACAACGGTCATGAGTTTTATGTGAGGCTTTATCAGTCATCGGCAAAAACTTTGAACCTCTCTTTTGTGCCGGTCCATGACATATCAGGTGACACACATGGCTAAGAAGACATTCGGATTTATTGCCAAGGACTTGGCAGCCCTGGGCTACGAGCCTGTCCCAATCATCCGAGGTGAGAAGCGCCCAGCGGTGGATAAATGGCAGGCTGGTGGGTGGGAAGAACACACACAGCAGTTTGAGACCAACTACACCGGGCTGCTGACCCGGTTCAATCCCGGTGTGGACATTGATGTGTCCGACGAGGAACTGGTCCAAGCCATCCGCGCCATCGTCTTTGATGTGGCCGGGTGCCATGAACTGCCGCCACCCCGGCGCATCGGCAACGCTCCCCGCGAGTTGCTGCTTTTTCGCACCGAGGAGGAATTCCCCAAGGTCAGCACCGCAGCCTATGCCTTGAAGACCGACAAGCCGGACGCCAAGGGCAAGGTCAAAGGCTCCAAGGTGGAAATCTTGGCCAGTGGCCAGCAGTTTGTGGCCTACGCCATCCACCCCGACACCGGCAAGCCCTACAACTGGAACGGCGGTGGTGAGCCTTTGGCCATGGAACGCGCCAAGCTGGTGACGCTGGATGAGGACCAGGCCAAGGAGATCGTGGCCAGGTGCGAGGTGCTGCTGTCGCTGCACGGGCCGCTTGTTGAGCGCAGGTCCATCACCTCGGACTCGGGCGGCACGTTGGCTGATCGCGTGCCCAACGAGCGCCAAGATGCCGATGACCCGATCCTGGCGCTGTCGGCAGTTGGCGCAATGCCAAACCCGAACCTGCCCTTTGACGATTGGCTGCGCGTCCTGTACGCCACCAAGGGTGCGCTCAAGGAAGAAGGCCGCAGCGCCTTCATGCGCTGGTCGGCCAAGTCCATCAAGCACGACCAAGCCTTTGCCGACCGTGAGTGGCAAAAGGCGCGGCCCACGCTGCTGGGTGCCGGGTCGCTGATCTGGATGGCCAAGAAGCTGGGTTGGGCACCCGTGTCCACGCAGTTGGCGCAGCCGGTGGCGGCTGCTATGGACGTTGACGATCATGAGCCTCAGTCCCTTGTCTGGCCGCACATGTCAGGCGGCAAGACGCCCAAGCCGCTGAACACGCTGGAAAACTTTGCCGCCCTGTCCCGGTTCCTTGGCGTCGAGTACCGCATGAACATGATGACTGGCGAGGAAGTCGTGCGCATCCCCGGCATGAGCGTGGCCGAAGGTTGCGAGGCCAACAGCGCGGTCACCCACATGATCAGCCAGGCCAACTTGGCCAGCCTGCCCTCTAGCTTGGTGCCGGAATTCATGTCAATGCTTTGTGCGCAGAACCCGTTTCACCCTGCCCAGCAGTGGGTGGATTCACGGCCTTGGGATGGTGTCAGCCGGATGCCGCTGTGGTTGGCCACAGTAAAGGCGGTGGATGAGTCGCTCAAGGTGCAGATGATGCGCCGCTGGGCCATCAGCGCCATTGCCGCCCTGTACAAGCCAGGCGGTGTCAGTGCCCACGGCGTGCTGACGCTGCTGGGTGACCAAGGCATCGGCAAGACAAGCTGGTTCCTGTCGCTGGTGCCGCAGGGCTTGGGCTTTGCCAAGGACGGAATGATCTTGCGCCCAGACAGTCCCGACAGCGTGCGCCAGGTCACCGCCAACTGGCTGGTGGAGTTGGGTGAACTGGACGCCACCTTTCGCAAGTCTGACATTGCAGCCCTCAAGGCATTCATCACGCAGGCCAGCGACACGTACCGCCTGCCCTACGCCAGAAAGAACACGGTCAACCCACGGCGCACGGTTTTCTTTGCATCGGTCAATGACTCCAAGTTTTTGTCCGACAACACCGGAAACCGCAGGTACTGGACGATTGATTGCATAGAGATCAATTACCGCCACCAGATCGACATGCAGCAGTTCTGGGCCGAGGTCAAGACGCTGTACCAGGCTGGCGAGTCGTGGTTCCTTGATGAGGCCGAGTTGGCCAGCCTGAACGAGTCGAATGAGCAGTTCATGACGCTGGACCCGATCACCGAAAGGCTTGAGACAAAACTGGATTGGGAGGCACCCGCTTTTGACTGGAAATGGCGGACAGCCACCGATGTGGCCTTGTCGATTGGGCTGGCAAATCCCGGTCGGTCAGACGTCACGAGGGTGGCAACCTATTTGCAGAAAAACAAAGGGTGCACTCGACGCAGATCGAACGGTATGACCATGACCTTGGTTCCACCGCCATTTTTTGCCTAAAGGTTCCACCGTTGCACCAATGGTCGCACTGGCCTTAAACCCGCATGGCTATTGGGTTTGTGTAACCTAGTGCAACCTAGTGCATCTATTTAATATGAAATGGATATAAGAGGAAATATGGGAAATACACACATAGATTACGCAAATAAAAAGGTTAAGCAATTGGATGCACTGTATGCACTGGATGCACTGACGCCTTTTTTGGATGATGACCGGGTGACCTGCGACACCTGCCAGCATCGGGGCACGCAGCAGGCCGACGAGTTCATTGATCTGGACAGGGCAAAACAACTCAGGGCCATGGGCAAGCGCCTTGGCATGGCTGGAGACAAGTTTGAGCAAAAGGGCAAATGGCTGCGCATTCATTGGACCGAAGCCTGCTGCCACGCAACCGGCTTATCGCCACAACCAGGCCAACTGAAGCACCGCTGCCATTTGTATTCCAAGGCAAGTGAGCAGCCATCGTCGGTAGAATCCGATGCATGGTGGCAAGACTGAGAAAAAGCATCGAACACACTGAGCAGGTCAAGCTGGTGCAGCGGGTTCGTGCGTTCTACCCTGATGTGATCATCGCGGCTATACCGAATGGGGGCGATAGAGCGGCCTCAGAGCGCGTTAGGCTGCATCAGGAGGGGGTACTGGCTGGAATGCCTGATCTGTGCGTTCTGGAGGCTGCTGGAGGGTTCCACGGGCTGTTTGTGGAGATGAAAACGGCCACAGGGCAGCAGAGCAAGGAGCAGAAGGCTTTGCAGTTGCAGTTAAATGCAAATGGTTACCTGTGCACGGTTGCACGGTCAGCCACCGAAGGGTTTGAAATCATCAAGGAGTATTTGAATGGCCAAAGCAAACACGCTGGCTGAGTGGGCTGACAACATCGTTGAGCGCCAGATCAGCCTCAAGGACAAAGCCAACATCGCACGCAAAGAGGCCACCGAGGTCAACAAGAAGATTCACGCATTCGGTGGCGAAGTGGCCATCCTTGACAAACTGTCCTCGGGAGAAACGGTGTTGGGGTTGGCTCGGACGCTGGGGATAAGTCACACCGCTTTTTACGATTGGGTGGACAGAGGGGGCGAGGCACGGGCTGCTGCACTTGCACGCGCACGCACGCGAGGTGGCCAGAGTTTAGCT